AGCCCAATTGTCAGTAGACGTAGTGTAAGGCGTCAGTGTAGTCTGGATAAACTTGATGCCTCTGGACTTGAAGTAACCAGCGATAGTCAACAGGTTAGCCTTCATGTTAGCCAAGGAGTCACCAGGATGATCATTGGTTCCAAGGTTGCTGATCACAGTGGAGACATACTCCAGGACCCGCATTTCCTTGTAGATCAACTCCCGGTCTGCATAGTTAGCAAGGGAATAGCCGCCACGAGCAGTCCAGACATGCGGGAAGTGTGCAATGTAGCTATCGTGGTTAGCCGTGGTCATCAGGAAGTCCGTCTGGTTCTTCATGACGCGGCTGAGGTAGCCACCATGGTTCCTGTAGGAGCCTTCATCACCGGTACCTCCGGCGATAGAGTCACCAAGGATACCCACGGTCTTCTTGACCTCAGGGGAGTACGCTAGGACCGTAAGTGGACCGTAGCAACCTGGCGCCGTGATATGGGTGAGCGTGAGACCTTCGAGACGGTCCTCCCTGTCCACAGCATCCCCGTTCTCGATACAGCCGGAGCCGGTGCCTCCCATGCCTCGGTAAGGACCAGGGACATAGTGCGTAGGACCTGGGACGTGAACCACAGTCCTCACGAAGAAGATGTCATTCTTAGCCACGTCGAAGGAGATAGGGTCCGACAGGAGCACCGAGTCACCATTGAGGTACCCATACTTCTGACCGTTGAAGGTAGCAGGGATAGTCGCTCCGGTCTCTGTAGCGTAGTCGGTCTGGTACTTCTGCAGAGCCGCACGGATAACCAGGTTATTACGGTTAGGACCTTCAGCCGTGCTGTTGTCGTTACACCAGTTAGCATAAGCCAAGACAATATGCGTAGCGTCGAACAGTGCCCTCTGGCGCATACGTGTAGTAACACCATTTCTGGCAGAGCTGTACTGAGTGGTCAGGACGTTAGCCGCAGCAGCACTGTAGTTACAAGGACGGTCATTGAGAACCTGAAGACCCCTGTTACGGATGAACGCAGGGAGACCAGGGACATACACGGTCTCGATGGGTTTCTCTGGGGACCTGAAGTCACTGTCGTCATCCACTAGACCAGCAAGATACTCGAAGGCTGCCGTGGTGAACCCGAGTCTCAGGATAGTGCTAAGCTGAGTATCCAGGGTAGTGCTAGTAGCACCAGTGATTGTGTTAAGGTACGTACGGCCATCATCAGAGTCTCCTAAGAGAATGACGTTAGCCACTTGATCAGGAATAGCCATTGTTTATACGAACTTTCTTACTTAGGAATTTCTTTAATCCACTCTGCTAATGCAGGTGCCTTGGAGTAACCAATGAGACTTAGGCCACCAATGATAAGCCAAATGAGATACTTACTGGCTGTCTTTAGGACATCATTGGTAGTCTTACGTTCAATCATGTCCTGATGTAAATCTTTGAGTAGTGGTGCTGCTTGACACCACTCACTACGGATATGCTGTAGTTCAGTCTCTAGCCGTGTCATCCGTTCGATGACTTCTCTATCGTTAATCATGGGAATGCAGCCATCGGTGTCGGAAGTGTTCGAGGGGACGTTAGACCAGCAGCAGACTGGTTCCAGTCAACAAAGCCAGTAGGTTTGTTTGCAGGATAGACAAAAGGCACAGTACCTACGAGACCTAGGGGACCAAAGGCTGTACCAGAGTCTTGACCATTAGTCACAGACCAAGTATTCCATGAAGCCCATTGCAGTGGGTTCGCTGGTTGTCCACCGACATCAAATCTATTGTGATTGAAGTCTACAGTGCTTACGTCCACGAACTCATTGTTGTTACCATAGAGCCTAGGGAAATCCGTAGCTGTCTCTGTGTACTGCACAGCATTTCTGTAGAATGCAAAGCCTGCATTAGTCGCAGCACACCTATAGAGCATGTTCTGACTAACAGCAGCACCAGTCCAGTTATCCGTAAGGATTTCAGTACCAGGGTTCACTATGATGTTATCGTGGATATCTAGGTCAATACCGAAATGGTGGTAGACACCAGCGCTTCCTACGGTATGGATAGTGTTCCTGTAGATACCAATGTAGGACCCATCCTCGTCAATGTAGATACCAGCAGCAGGGGACGTATTGACGTAACCATTGACATTGTAGATCACGTTCTCATAGATCAAAGTCCCTGGGGAACTGTTAGCCAGATAGATACCAGCAATGTCCGAGGTAACATTCTGTCCTATGGTCTTAATGAAGTTCTTTCGGACAATGAGACCAGAAGTAATTGGGCTTGGGTTAGGGACATAGGTAACCGGAGGACCAGAGTCACATGAGCCACCTGCAATGACGAACCCTAGTTCCATACCAGGACCATAGGTGTCCTCGACATGGTTGTTCTCTATGGTCGCATTGATAGCGTTATTTACGGTTATACCAGCAGCAGCAGGGTTAACTCGGCTAGTACCGACGACCTTATTGTTTCTGATGACAACATCAGTGATATCCTGAGGACCTGTGTCAGACCCTAGAGCCAGAGGCCACCATCGAGTTGACCGCATCCTGAAGCCACCAAACCTGATGGTCACAGGGTTTGCCGTGAAGTCAGCACCATTGAGAACTTGGATACGGATAGCACCAGTAACATTGTTAGTAGACGCATTGCTGATAACTAGGGTATTATACATATACCTAGTGTTAAGAGCATTAGCAGACTCGGCAGTAAGTTCAGCCGCAGTCTTCCTAAGATTTGTAGTAGCCCAAGACGACAGGAAGGTACCGTTGTTCCTAAGGTGGACCTGATAGTCAGCCAGACCAATACCTGTAGTGGTACCTGACTGTAACTTCATGTACCCTTCGACAAAGATAGACTCACCGTTTATAGCATCAGGTCCGTCTTTAAGTTGCCCTGTGTCAACAAAGATGTATTCGTCAAAGTTAGCCCCAAGGCTATTGGTACCAGTGAGTGTAATGTCCAGATAAGGGATACCATTCTCTTGACCTGTAGCATAGGTCTTAGAGACACCATTGGTGGGGTTTGGCAGTTGCCACCAGTTAACTCCTGGGCTAGAACCGCCGGCACCTACGAAGTGTGGGTTCAGCACCATGTTAGGACCATGGTTCTCTACCAGTGACACTGAGCCTGTGGTTTTACCAGGGATATACTTAGAGACATTGATACCAATGCCACCAGTGTCATAGACATTGGAGTTGATCACCTGACAGGAGTCACACCCATAGTTCATGGAGATACCAATGGAACCGGTGTTCCTCACGGTCACACTGTCAAAGATGACATTGGTCGCACCGGCAACATTGATTGCTGCTTGTTCCTGCATGCCCCCTTGGGCACCGAAGGCACCATTAGTAGGAGGCCTATGGTCCGTATGAGCAAACTGGAGACCCTGGAACGTTATGTTATTGACCGTAGAAGTACCATCGTTCCTATTGGTGACGAACATCAAGTTGTCTAAGACAGGGATAACCATACGCTTGGTATTGATGGTTTCTCCAGGCTTAGGCTTGTACTTGAGTTTCCCTAGGAAGTTAGAACCAGAGACAGCACGGTCTACATAGAAGGTACCTGTCTGTGACGCTAGTTTCTCGTAGACATTATCAATGAAGTACCTGGAGCCAGCTGTAGGTGCATCTGGAGTTGTACCGTAGATATGGTTCACTGTCCTGTTACCAGACAGCCAACCTGTAGTCGTGATGAGCTTAGAGCCACCATCGATACCAGCGATACGCAGGCGTTCAGCAGACCAGATAGCGAAGGCTACAACTTCAGCATCCGTAGGACTAGCCATAGCTGAGTCAACATCAGTACCAGCGTACACGAACTGGTTCAGCTTGTTGGCCGGAGCATTACCTACAGTACCGTAGTTATCCAGGGTAAGGTAACTGTTGAAATCAGGGTTCCTAGGTCTGAACCTACGTTCATCGTTAACCCAGAAGTTCCTAGGGTTCCATATGCCAGTCTGAAGGTTCGTGACAGTCTTCTCCCAGATACCGCCGACGTCAGTCCAGCCAGTACCTAGGTCACGGCCACCAGAGATGACTACAGTTTCCCCTGGTGCATTCTTCCATGTCACATTGTTTACACTAGAACCACCAGAGTCAGCCGCAGTAAACACCAGTGGCTCTGTAAGCTCATAGGTACCTCCAGAGACCTGGACTACCCAAGACCTGGACTGACCAGCGCCACCAAGGACAGCTCTGAGTTTAGTCTGTGCTCCTGCTATAGTAAGACATGGAGTAACTAAAGCCGTACAGTTATTACTGTCGGAACCTGTGGTTGCTACATAGAAGTCTGGCGTAGGGTAGGCTGTAGTACCTTGACTCGAACTGCTGAACTGAAAGATAGCACCATTGACAGGAGTTACGCAGAGTAGGGCACCTAAGAGTACCAGAGGTTTCTTCATGTCTACCTCAGGCAAATCAACTCGGAAGCCGTAGTTCCTGTGGCAAGAACCTTACGTACCTGGACCCAGTACTGAGAGCCAGCCTGGACGTTCTTCCAGGTCACCGTACCACCTTCAGTCAACGTAAGGGCCATCTCAGAGCCACCAGAGGTACTACCTACGTAAATAGCGTTACACTGAAGCAGCGTATCGTCATTAGGTGTTATGGACTCTTGAGCATTAGGAACCTGGGGACTAAGGGCTCGACCTTCAGCAAGAGCATCGGTACCCATAGTAGCCAGCAGTAGTGTCATAATAATTCTAAGCATTACTTCTTGTTTCCCTTGCATACAGCTTTCCACTGTCTATTATGGGTATCAACCTGTTCTTTAGTTTCCCTAGTGTCCTTAGGGGACCAATAGATAGGCTTAGTGATCTTACAGTAACTATCGGTAACCGGAGGGGACCCAAGGGGCTGACAGACCATCACGAAGAGACCAAAGCAAACTGTAGTCATGCTGATGCCTCTGGTCGTCTGAAGTCCTGGTCGAAGGCTTCATCGGTTGTTTTCAGGTGAGCCTTAGTGGCCTCTTGTTCTGCTGTAGTTGCTGTGGTGGTCACTCGGTCAACTTGGTCTAGATCAGCAGTCCTCTGCTGTGTCTTACCCTCGGTGACAAGGGCTTGTTTCCTAAAGTAATCCACAGCATCGGACAGAAGAACGAGTGTCACCCTAAGGATAGTGATGACACTCTGGATCATTACTTCTTCTCGGGCAAGAAGATCGCCAGCATACCGCCGATGAACATGCCGGTCACATAGATCGACTGAGCAACAGTATCCGGGAGAACCACATGAGCCGCAGTAGCAGCAGCCGCAAGACCAGCGTAGGTCGAGGGTTCCTTAAGACGGGGACCAAGGGTACGGAGGAGGTTAAGAATAAAGGGCATTAGCATTTACCTTTAGGTTTAATAGGTTTAGGAGATTTAACTTTAGGAGGCATAGGCTTCTTAGCCATAGTCATACAGTCCAAGATTAATGAGAAGTCCAAGCAGTACCATCGCAGAAGACAGGAGTCTTAACTGCACCACCACCGACTAGAGCACCACGGTATGTCGGGGCAGTCGCATCGGTAACTATAGTCATAGCACCATCAGTACCAGCACCACAGGCAGGAAGTGTAGCCACGGTATATCTACCAGTAGCATTCCATTGGATAAGGTCAGAACCTTTGACACGTAGGCCGACTACAGAAGTACCTGTGTGGGCCTCAGTCGTAATAGCAGCAGTCGAGTAGACACCTTGGAACGATGCGCCCCACTGTGAAGTAGAGGTAGACAGAACGTCATAAGTGCGTCCAGTACCTGTGAGGTAGACTGCGGTAGGAACGGTGCTATCCAGCAGAAGACCAGCGTTAGACTGGGTGCCACTCACGTGCAGGGCGTTTGCTGAAGTAGAACCTGAGGAAGTACGAAAGGCATCGTTAGTATAGGTACCTCCAAGGTGCATACCATACACAGAGCTGGAAGCATCACGGAAACCATAGCTACCACCAGTACCTAGCACAACAAATCCAGAAGGGACATTTGTTACATCAACCTGTACACCTACCAGAGACGAGCCGTCTATCTGGAGGGCCGCACCGGTGTTCGTCCCATGTAGACGTACACTATTAGGAGCGGTACCGGAGATATCGAAACCTGCCGTAGTCTGAGTACCAGTCTGTTGATAACCAATTTGCTGAGTTCCAGTACCACCATCCTGCTTGATGCCGATAGTACCTTGTGAACCCTCGATCAAACCACGAGATGTACCGAAGTTCTTACCAATGTTGATACCCCAGTAAGCACCGCCGACACCGTTACTCCCCTCAAGTTGAAGGCCTACAGTGTTCTTGAAGGCACCATCCGTCCTCATGTAAAAACCCATGAAGTTACAGCCGTTAGCTGCACCTGGAGGGCAATCCTTAGCACCATTGATAGCATCGAGTTCGAACGGAACCTGAAATCCACCATAAGGAGGAAACGAGCCAGGATCGGACCAGAAGTCTAGTGCCATACCCCAACACTGCTTAGAAGGCTTACCTGTGTCAGTAGGGCGGCAGCGCATAACGTTACCGATGCCTACAGCCTCGTTAGAGTTTCCAAACTCAAGATAACTCAGGATACAGGTACCGTTGACAATGCCTGTACCAGTGCCTGAAGGTGCCGAGACTCCTGTAGTGCAAGCTCCAGAGGTAATCAGGTAAGTGTTATTGCTAGCCGCAAGGATGTCCCCAGAGTTATACCCTGTAGAAGCAACCCACTGTATAGCACCTTGAGACTTAGACTCAGTGTGGATGTAGTGGTTGAACTCTCCTACTGACGGATTGTATTTTGTCGTCATGCGGGTGTATTGTGCCGCTCTAACACGAGGAGTCGCTAGGAGACCACTGAGGTTAAACGCCACGTCAGCACCAGAGCTAGACGCAGCAAACGCATTGTCTTTCTCCGAAGACCACAGGTCCAGATAAGTACCAAGGTACGGGGAGCCTACGTTAGTACCATAGACCCATCTGGTGAACAGCAGAGCAGAGGCTTGACTAGGAGCCCAAGCCGCAGATGCAGCGGTACCTATAGGAGCCCAAGTACCACTGCGGTCCTTGACAGACACTAGTCCAGAGGCACTGTCCTGCTTAAAGACAGGGGAAACATCAGCAGCGTAGGTACTAGCGAAACTGAAAATAACAAAGGTGACAATAAGTGAAATGAACTGAAGCATTAAGGACTGATTCCGAGTTCCGAGCAGTCATTGAAGAATACGGTCATAGCATCATTACTATAGCCTAGAGCACTTTGGACGAAGGTATATAGTGCATCATTGATACGGACGTACTGACCATTCCAACCAATGTTGACCGGATCATAAGCAGAACTGGGGATATTGTCCGCTACTAGGAACAGAGGACCAGGGTCAACTATAGACAACCCTTGCTTCAACTGTGATGTCAGTATCGATAGTGTCTGAGGTATTACAGGCACGATTACGGTAAATCCTTGGTAAACTGGAGTTAGATAGAAGGAACTCTTAGTCATCCTCGTAACTCCTCAGGCCTATAGAACCACCCTCTAGTTCATCATTGAAGTCCTGAAGCATCAGTTCATCCATGATCTGGACAAAGCGTGCCTCAAAGATTGACTTGCGGTCATCAAGAAAGTAGTCTGACGAGAACGTAAGGGCACTATAGAGCAGTAGGTCAGGACAAGCCAAGGTCAGCCAGTTGACACTATTGTCTGTCGTAAGAGGCTCAAACTCACCATAGTACCTAACGTGGATCACAGCATCGGCAGGAGCCTTAGGTCCTATAAGCCAACCAGAGCCAGACCGGCAGTAGAACTTAGGGTTATCCGAGGTAACTTGGTAAGCCAGGATTGTCTCTAGGTCAGACTTAATGAGTCTATGGGAATAACTAGAGGCATTCATGGAGATGCTGATGATCTGAAGTAAATCTGTAGGCACTGGTATAACACCAGAACCATCAGACGTATGAACATACAGTCTTTCCATGGGTGGAACTCGGAGTGACCGCTGTATCCGACGTGTACCCATGTCCATGAACAGTGTAATCTGGTTAGCTGTAATGTCTCTGCGGTTTAGGATAGACGTGAAGGAAGACTTTAGGTCACCGTAGTTCACTTAGTTAAAGCCTCTTAGTGGTAGATATGAAGTAACCAAGGTCCTCTGAATTAAGTCGAGCCATGATCTCTTTAGCACTGTGGTTACCCGAGAGAACATCAAAGCCCTCTCGTTGCCACTTCTCGACTACGGCTACAGGTATCGAGGCAAACTTATGGAAGTTACCGGCAGGTTTGGTGGAATTGAGACGGTCCTGTGCAAGACCATCGAGGAAGTCATCAGGGATAACTTGGGTCTTCTTAATGACCATTTCGTCACTGGGGTCATCAAGGAGTGTGACTTTAGGATTGATAAGTTCTGTCATTGTACTATGGGTGTTAAGGGGGACCTAAGCCCCCCTAGGTGCCTTACGCAGCTTTTCTCACAAATGCACTAGCCAAATAGTTACCGTGCTTAAGGCTGAACTCGCCGACAATCATATGTCGCTCCGAGTCACCGATCTTAGCCAAGGGATCACGAGCCCAACCACGGAGCGTCTGAAGTTTCCAGTTCTCGGGGCTGAAGATAAGGTAGTCAGTGTTAAGCTGGAAGCGGTTCATAACGACACGGACTTCACCGTAGGGCGAAGCGTACATATCGATGACGTTGATGATCTTCTTGTTGGACTTAGGGTCATCGTTAGGAATCGTGCGGTAACGGCTCGAACCGGAGACCGCCCAACCGGGGAGGACCTGACCTTCACCCGGAGGAATCATCAGGATGCTCGGGTCAACACCATTGGTGTAAAGCTGCTCCAGGACATCCAGAAGGGTAGCTTCGGTCATCGCAGTACCGGCACCGCCAGTATGCGGGTCAAGGCCAACCGAGGCAGTAATCTGAGCCTGATACGAAGCCATCTTACGAGCAGCAGCGTTGTTACCAGCAACCGCAGCCTGACCAGACAGAAGGATAGCCTCAAGGTCACGCTTGAGTTCCTTGCCCTTCTTCATGATCTGATAGGCGGTTTCCTTGGCTCGACCATAGCGCTTCACAGCATCAGTGGTGGCAGAAACCTTGATTGCTTCGGCAAGGATTTGGGTATAGTTAGACCGCATCGTGGTTGCCACAAGAGCAGACTCGGTGGCATCAAAACCATCAAGCTGTGCATTGTTCAGGTCAACTGCACGAAGGGCATCTTCCTGCCACTGGAAGAGCGTATTGTGAACCGTCTCTTTACCAATGATAGACTGAAAGGGAGTATCGGTGGGGCTAATGTTTGAAATAAGGTCGCTGATGTCCTCTTTCTTACCGACGACATCATAAGAAGTATAAGTGTTTGCCATTGTCTTTCTAAAGTGCTAGTGATGAATTAATCTTTGGTTGACCATCGGGACAGCAGCAAATCTGCTGCATCTTCCACGGAACCAGAGGACCTGAAGCGAGCCTCGGCAGACTTGGTAGTCTTACCTTTCTTGACTTCCTTGGCAGCAGGTTCCGCAGTTTCCTTGATGATCTTCTTAGGTGTCTTAGTGACCTTAGTCGTCTCTTTAGTAGCCTTCTGACCTTTGTCATACATATAGGCCTTGTGAAGAAGCTTGAAGACACTAGGGTCCGCGATGTTATCGATGGTTTCTTTAGAGAGGCCCTGATTAACCGCAAAAGACTTCAAGTCTCCGTACAGTTTATCGTTCCAGCCTTTGATACCAGTCTCAGGATCACTCAGGACCTTCCAGGCCTCTTGTCCCTGCTTATGGAGTTCCTTGTAGTGTGCTTCGGTCTTTTGTTGGACCACGGCATCCAAGGAACCATTGAGGAACTGAACGTCATCCCAGACTCTCTGTGCTTCGGCATGTAGAGCCGTGAGTTCTTCTTGAGAGACGTTAGGGTCTTTGGTCAGAGCAATCCAGTTGATCTTGGAGTACGGCTCCCATCGTTCAGCCGCACGTTTTGCGAGTACCTCAAGTCCAGCTTGATGTTTGGCAAGGGTCACTTCGGACTGCTTGCGCAACTCTGCGGTCTCTTGGGACTTGCGAGTCAATGCTGCTTCTTGACCGTAGAGACGAGTCAGGTCACCAACCTTGATCTCGACTTCCTTACCGTCAATCTTAGCTTTTACATAAGCATCAGCATCGGGTTCGATGACTACTTTCTGCTTTGGTTTGTCTTCCTCGGCATCGTCAGTGTCATCAGTATCATCATCCTCAGTATCCTCAGAGTCATCATCGGATTGACTGTCGTCGTCCTCTGGGTCATCATCGTCTACATCGGGTTCATCATCGTCATCACTAGTGTCTTTAGATAGCTCTTTAGCGTCTTCAGTATCACTAGGTACATTCCAGCGTTTCAGCAGTTCTGCTGCACCACTGTCTTCATCGTAGAAAGCGGCGTCTTTGTCGTCGATAGCCGTGTCCATTAGTCGGTCATATCCTCTGGTTCTTCGGATGCTTTCACAATGCTCTCTGCTGCATCCACGTATTGCTTAAGGCTCTGTAGGAAACCATTTAGAGCCGAATGTTGAAAATAAAGGGATTCTCTGGTCTTGGACTCATGAGCCTGAGTGTTTGCGATGCACTCAAGCAGTAGAGCCTTCTCTGTACTAATGAAAGACATGATGTCCTCATTGTTCAGGATTGCTGCGGCCTGTATCCCTTTATGCAGTATGTCTTCTGTGGTCATCAGGAGTTAGGGCTTACAATAAACTTAGATTCTGGGTTCATCTCTTGTTCTTCAGCAAGAGCCATCTCACGTTGACTGATGTCAACCTTGTTCTGGACGTCGATATCCTTACGGATAGCATCATGTTGTTTGAGTTCGTGGTCGACCTTATGTTTCATCATGTCCAGCTCTGCTCGCATCTTCTCAATGAGAGCATGAGTATCCACCTTCTTCATAGCGGCCTGTGCGGTGACCATAGTTGCCTCTGCCTTGGTCTTCTCTGCCATAATCTCTGCCATGACTTGCGGGTCTGGCTGTGGAGGCGGAAGCTTCTCTGGAGGCGTAAGGTAGTCATTAACGTTCATGATGCCACGCATCTTAGCGACATCTGTAGCCATCTTATAGCGATTCTGGATAGTGAACATGCTGGATGTCTGAGGGTCTTGAGCCCACATAGCAGCCATCTGCATGTATCTATCGGCTTCACGGTCCAGCTCACCGTAACCTAGGTGAATAGACACAGAGCACATCTTGCGTTCAGACCAGCGTCTAGGGTCTATAGGATACCACTCGCCACCTAGGTTGACTATGGACTCCTTGGACTCATTCTTGAGAACCAAGTCATAGACCTTGAGCCACAAAGGAATGACAAACTGATTAGCGAAGTTCCTAGCGATGATCTTCTGCCTAGTCTGACTCATGTTGACTAGGTCTTGGATCATCCCCTGACTATTCTGGTTACTGACGGCATCCTTGTTGAGACCTTGGCTCAGCATAGAGATACCGGTCATCTTCTCCTGGTTACCCTGAAGTAACTCTATAGTCGGAAAGATAAACTGGTTCAGCGGGGCAGGGATAAGCGGTGTAATAGCATCAGGTCGAGTGACGTTCACCAGACCACCAAGGCGGTTGTCCAGGAGTTCCCTAGGGTTCGTCAGTGAACCCTTGAGTACCTGATACCTAGGGTTATTCGTGATAGACGCATGGTCAACAATAGACCGGACTAGAGCTGTCTTGATCTTCTGATAAGGGATAACTCTAGATGCATAGTTATTACCATGGAACGCATGAGGAATAGGGATAGGAGTCCATGCGATGAATGGGAGATCATCCACTTCCTCGATGTCCAGGGTTTCCTTACCGCACCTAATGATCTTATAGAGCTTAGTGTGCTTGTCGCCCTTACGCTTGAACTGGCTGTAACACTCGTGAACCAAGAGCCACTTGTTGTCGTCTTGTCCGTCCTCTAGGTTATTGTCGTAACCACGGTCTATGGGTTCGAACCTAGCGATGACTTCGGGGCGTTGCTTAAGGTCATCTGCGTCAGACAAAGAGTAGGCTCGTTCAAGCTGCTCTTCGTCATACCCTTCGCGAATAAGGTCATCCATGCGCTTGAGGGTACTGTGGACACAGAAGTAATCCTTAGATAGACACTTGGCCTGAGGTTCAATAGAGAACTCTTCAGGATTGATGATGTCGATCTTAACTTGACTCTTGTCTACCTTTCGGACAAGCTTACCAGACCACATACCAGTATCATCTGGTTCTGAGTCAAGATGACTAATGTCCTCTTGGGAACTAAGGGCAAGAACAGCATCCTCAGGAAACCCATTGAACTCTTCGTCCTGGGTGTCTTCCCTGGACTCCCAGTAAACCTTAGCAACACCTACACGTGCCGTAAGACCGTCAAAGATAGCGTCCGACAGTATACGGTAACCATCGTTCTGCCTGAAGACAACGTAGCTGGTGTACTCAGTGCAGACTTTAGCAGACTGAGAGTCCTCAGGTGTCTGTGGGTCAAACTTAACGATGTCCTTGCCGCCAGCGAAGGTCTCCAGGAGTTGCGCACACATCATCT